TACCATCCATGAGTGCAGCTACATCTTCTGAAGAAGTTGCATCACCACACATCAGTCTGTGTCTTCCGACTGTCCAGATATCACCATGCTTTACAAATGCTGCTTTCTCAAGTGCATCAGATAAATCATAATCATCATCTTCCACTTCTGACTGCTTGTCTTCTCCATAAAGTTCTGCAAGCTCATCTTCAGAAAATCCAGTCAGCCCTACATTGAAATCCATATCCTTCAAGGACTCAATCTCAATGCGGAGAAGTTCTTCATCCCACCCTGCATCCATTGCCATTCGGTTGTCTGCAAGGATATAGGCTTTCTTCTGTGCCTCAGTCAGATAATCTACGAACACACAAGGAACTTCTGTAATTCCTTCTTCCTTTGCAGCCATAATTCTGCCGTGTCCGGCAATCACGTTACATTCTCTGTCGATGATGACAGGATTGATAAAACCAAACTCACGAAGAGAGGATCTCAGCTTCATGACCTGTTCTGCAGAATGGGTTCTTGCATTGTTCACATAAGGAATTAGTTTTGAAACAGCTACAAGCTGCATTTCTGTTGTTGTCTTACTCATAGCCACCTCCACTAAAAAAGACCCCACTCAGCGAATTTTTCAAATCCACCTACAGAGTCTATGTAATCTTTTGCAATATGCACGATGTCCTGATATGGAATTCCATCGATTGTATCATCACCAATGGCACAGCAGATTTCTACAGGCTTTCCTGTTTCCTGTGCTTTTAGGAATGCGTAGATATTGACTGACACATCAGCCTTTGACAGATCCTTGCCATGAAGACCTCCACCAGTCACTGACTCAGCCATGTCACTTCCTAGCTTTCTGTTGGTCGCACCGGAATCTACATCAATCCCACCAGTCCAATCACCGAGTGGATTGACTTCAGCATTTGGATATGTGCTTTTCAAATCTGTAGTTTTTGCATTGCTCTGACAGATGATCAGTCTTGCCTCATCAAGAATGTACTTTCCATCCGTAGGATAAGAAGTGTAGATTTCTCTTGCAATCTTAGAGAGTGCTTTCTGTTCCTCTGTCAGTGGCACACCTTTGAAGATTCCATTGTCACCACATCTCATTCCCTTCGACTGATTATTTGCAAGATGCACATCCTGCGGAACGATCTGAATAAACACACGGATGCCCGGTGCCATTCGATCCACGATAAATGCTACATCTTCTTTTTCCAAAGGTGCGGAAGTTTCGATTACTACATGACCATAACCATGACCAATGAGCACCTCCACAGCAATCTTTGGATTTTCCTGTTTCTTATATGCTAGGTCGACAATCGCTCCTGCAATTCTGTCTGCCACCTTATCCGGATGGTTCGGATTTACTTTTTCAATCATGCTATCTTCCTTCCCTTGCTCTTAGGAGTCTCTCCATCAAATCATTCTGTGGAGCAGCATCGTCATAATCGGTACTGCAGTTCTCCTTCACAATCTGAAATATTTCATTCCACAGCCTTACGGCTTGGTTCATATAGTTAATGCCAATATTGATAAACGGAGATGGGATAGGTTTCTGTGTGGTGGGATGTTTGGAAAGAAAACCTAGCTTATTGGTCATCTCCTCACACTGAATCCAACGAGCAGAACACATCGCATATCTTTCAAGCAGCTGCGGTGATACTTTCGATGCACACCCTATCTTCTTCAGCCACTGCCACGTCTCCTCATAGATCTCGGATGCCTGCAATTCTGATCCATCTCTTTGTTCTGCTGACAGGAAGTCATGTGGCTTTGGCATCTCCACACCTTCCACATCCGGGATATCCAGAACCTCTAATCTTCGTCCGCCGGGATTTCCGTTATTGGCTTTTTCTTTGACAGCCGATTTCTTACGTCCGGCACCAGGTCTGGCACCACCACGGCCGCCTATGTTATTCGATTTCGTAGGCACGTCTCATGTTCCTCCTTTATTACCCTTTTGATTTCGCCTTTTTCACACGCAAGACCCCACGCCGTTCCACGGTGACGGTCATTTTAGAGATTTTGACCGCCCCTGGGTCTTTTTTCTCATCAAATCGTGCTTTTTTTAATGTGTGACAGTGTAAGACTGTCATTTCCTATATTTATATATATAGATTAATTTTTTACCCCTATAGAAAAGGTATGTAAATACCCGTCATAGCCTGTCACACTTAATATTTATACACATGATGTTTTTTACTTCCATGATAATCACCACGCTCGGCATGAATCTTTGCATGACATGACTTACATAAAGCAATGAGGTTAGACCTCTCATGCGTTCCACCTTCTGACAGTGGTAGCTTGTGATGAACCTCATCTACAGGCACAAGGATTCCTTTCTCAAAACACAGTTCACAGAAAGGATGTTCCTTAACATAGCTGTCACGGATTCGTTTCCACGCTCTTCCGTACCTACGGCGTACAGCTTTGTCTCTGCCATACTTCTCGTAGGATTGGTTCATTTGTTTTTCATGTTCCTTGCAGTATCTACCTTCTGTTAAATTAGGACAGCCAGGATAGCCACACGGTTTCTTTGGTTTTCTTGGCATCTTTTTCACCTCCATCTGGACATAACAAAAGCCTCTGCGGGATTGCTCCTACAAAGGCTTGTGCTTAATCTATTTTTGCTATTATAACTATATCACACTTGGGCAGTGAATTATAGGTGAACTCAGGTGAATTCGAGTGAACTCTTTTAGCCTAATTCTTCATCAAGTCTCTCCAAGGCACGTCCATGAAGAGAGTAAAGCCATCGTTTGGTGTAGAACAGACTGTTTGCTATATCATCCCATGACTGGTGTTTGAAATATCGGCTTATCAATATGGTCTGATATTCCGGCTCTTCAATTCGACCAATAGCCTCCAGGAGATACAGCTTTTCATGTTCCAGCTTTTTCTCATCTTCCTTTATCTCATTTTCAAGATCGAGATATCTGATAATTGTTTCTTCAAGTCTTGACTTTCCTTTATTAGGGTTCCTTGGCATATCATCAAACTTTGGAGATGAAATACCACTGCTCATTTCCTTGAGAACAGCCAGACGTTCCTTCTTGCTTTGAATGTAGGATTCCATTCTTGCTATCTTTTTCAAGTATTCCTTAGCCACCATAGGCATCACCTCCAATCCTAGCTTTAACTGCATCTATAAGACTCGATTGTGTTTTCTCCTTAAATCGTAATGCCCTCATCACATCTTCATCAATCGTATCCTTTGCGATAATGTGATGAATGACTACTGTATCATTCTGACCCTGCCTATAAAGTCTTGCATTGGTCTGCTGATAAAGTTCAAGCGACCAGGTAAGACCAAACCATATAAGTGTTGAACCACCACTTTGAAGATTTAAGCCATGTCCGGCACTCGCAGGATGGATTACAGCAATCGGTATCTCGCCATTATTCCAATCTCTGATATCCTTTGAAGTCTTGATTTCACGAACCTTGAATCTTTTCTTAATTCGTTCAAGATCATGGTTGTACCAGTAGGCCACAAGTACAGGCTTGCCATTTGCACCTTCGATTAAATCTTCAAGAGCATCAAGCTTACGGTTGTGGATATGGAAGACCTCTTTTTCTTCGTTATAGATAGCACCATTGGCCATCTGCAGAAGTTTTCCTGAAAGAGCAGCTGCATTTGCAGCATCAATCTCTTCATCTTCCAAAGACACAACCATTTCCTGCCTTAATTCGTCATATACAGACCATTCCTTTTCTGAAAGCTTTACCTCCACTTCATTCATAATGCATTCAGGCATTTTTAGGAAATCTGCCGACTTCATGGAAATCGTAATATCCGATATCAGTCTGTAGATGGCATCTTCCGCATCAGGTCTTGGTTTGTAGGAAAATATCATCTGCTGATTTCGTTTATCCGGCACAAAGAAATTCATACGATAATGTGTGATGTATCTTCCGAGCCTTTCTCCCATATCAAGGATTCTGAATTCTGCCCATAAATCCATAAGTCCATTACTGCTTGGAGTACCTGTAAGACCCACGATTCTTTTTACCTTCGGTCTTACTTTAAGAAGGCTTTTGAATCGTTTAGCCGATGCCGACTTGAAAGACGATAACTCATCAATGACTACCATATCAAAATCAAATGGGAAACCACTCTTATTTATAAGCCAGTCCACATTCTCTCTGTTGATAAGATAGATACCAGCACTTTTTCTTAATGCCTCTTTTCTCTCCGACTCTGTACCTATAACAACCGAATAGGTAAGACCCTTTAAGTGATCCCACTTTTCAATCTCTGCAGGCCATGTATCTCTTGCTACTCGAAGGGGCGCAATCACAAGAACCTTTCTTACTTCAAAGCTGTTGTATAGTAGCTCATAAATTGCCGTTAAGGTAATCACGCTCTTTCCCATACCACAATCAAGGAAGATTGCCGCCACAGGATGTTCCAGCACAAAGTTTGTTGCATATTTTTGATAATCATGAGGATTGTATTTCATCAATGACACCCCCAATCACATCCGTGTTATCAACCACATAGCAGGGAAAGCCTAAAGCTGATAACTGTTTTATTCTTCTTTTCTGTAAGGCTCTTGGTTTCTTGCCAGGAGCCTTGAGTTCTATAAAAGCTATTCTCCCTCTTGGAAGAAGAACCAGTCTGTCCGGTACTCCATCAAATCCGGGAGATGTAAACTTAAGGCAGAAACCTCCTGCAAGCTTTACAGCCTTTACAAGTTTCTGTTCTACTTCTTTTTCACGCATTCGTGCCACCTCCATCAATGTCAAATTTGATGGTGTGACAGGGTAAGACTGTCATTTCCTATACTTTATATATAGACTTAATTTTTTACTCTATAGAAAAGGATAGTAAATAGCCGTCATTAACTGTCACACCTACTGTCATTACTCTTCTTCAATAAAGTCCGTCTTGAGTCTTAAGCCTTTGATGTATCTGCCTTTACGGTCACGGTATCTTTCAAATCCGACCGTTTCCAAGGCTGTGTAGAAATCAGTTGTACTTCTTGTAAACTCACCCACCTGGGTACAGAAGATTCGATACTCGTTATATACCTCGCTCGACTTTGCCACATAGGCAGGGTCAAGTTCGCAGCGTTCACTTAAGAAGTAGGAAAGCCAGTCATTACTCTCCTTATAATGTTCAATGGCATCACGCACCTTCTGTGGCGGTTCAATCTTATAGTTATCTGCAATCACCTTTCTTGCACCTTCTATTACCCATGTAAGGATTGCTCCGCCTGCATTCTCATAAAGATAGTCAGCATAGTTCTTGATATCAGCACTTCCTTCAATCTTGGCATCAAACGGAATAACGATAAGTCTTCTCCACGTACCCTTGTCAATCGCACCGACCTTTGGCAGATGATTGGTATAAAGCACAAGTGTATGTGTCGGAGTATATGAGAAAGGATCTTTGTACTTCTTCTCGGCATAGATTTCATCAGTAGAACAAAGCTGTTTTACATTTGCTGTGTTTAATCTCATGCCTTCTTCAAGTTCTGCTGCAATGAGCATTCTTTTACCCTTTGCCTCTGCAAGTTCTGGCTTGACATTTCTTCTGCATCCAACGGTAAGCATATCGGCAGAGATGTTTCCTGAATATGTACCAAGCACTCTTGCGATAACATTCCAGAAGGTTGACTTACCATTGCGACCTTCTCCATATGCAATAATAAGTGCCTCCACATACACCTTACCTATCGCAGAAAGGCCAACCATTCTCTGAACATAATCGATAAGGTCTGTATCCTTTAAGAAGAAGGTATCAAGTGCAGCTGTCCATATATCTGCTCCATCACTTGATGGGTCAACGGTTGTCTGCTTTGTAATGAAATGCTCTGGTCTGTGTTCCATTGGAAATTTGATGCCCTGTCTTAAATCGTAGGTAAGAGTCGGTGTATTAAGCATGAACTCATCAGCATCAAGATTTCGCTGTTCCACTTCGAGCATCGGACGAGCCTCTTTTAAAGTGGCTGCAATATTCTTGGTATCTCTTCGCTTAACGGCATACTTCTTGTATGCGACAGCATCTTCATACAACTCATAGGCATGAGCCTGCTGTTTGTTGAACATCTGCACTGCTTTCTTCGGACCCACAGATACAAGAATCTCCATACCTCCGTTCTTTACAAGTTCATCTATAGCCTTCTTCATTTCTGATTCAGACTCTGCAAGCTGTCTTTCCGTCAAGTCCTGAGAAACCCCCTGCGACTTTGGCTTTGACTCCTCCCAGAAACTGCCGTTGTAGACCATGTAATCAGTAGATGGGGAATAGCGAAGAATATCCTTATACTCCGTTGCAAGAACCGTAGCCTGTCCCACATCCGAAAAATCCATAGGCTTTAATCTGCAGTCGGAATTGTACTGTTCAGGCGGAATGTATCCCTCCTGGTTCGATACCTTGTTACCGAACTTTGATGCACTTCTCCATATCACCTTTAGTTCCTTTTCTGGAAGTGGCGGATTACAGAGTTCTGATTTTTTAAGGAAAAGCTGATAAGCCTCCTCTGTATTTCCGTATCTCTTGATAATCTTTCCAGCAATATGGCTCATGGTACTATTACGCTGACCTTCCGGCACCTGCTCAAGGCTTGCATCGAAATCAGCAAAATCATCCTCTTCCAGATAATCAAGAATGGTTTTATTTCCTTCATAGAACTCTACTTCATCCGAATCATTGCCATAAAGGAATCTTGCAGAGTCTAATGCGTTGGTATCGTAATATGGAAAAGCGTCTGCAATCTTTCGTTTCATATCTGCATACTCCTGTTCATCCGATACAATCTCAATAGGGAAGAAGATATGAAACCTTGGTCTAGCAGACTTAGCTCCCTTTGGAAGGTTGTGGTGTCTGCTATACGATACAGCAAAAGCAACACCCGGTATTTCAAGTGCTATATCAAGAGGAGTTACCCATTCATTCGGGTTATCTGAATTGTCATTGTCACAATCAAGTGGAATACAGTCTGAATATTCAAAGTTATCCTTACTGCGATAGTTTCCTTTATACTTAGCTGTTACATGATCCATCTTTGTTGCTGCGATAAAGGTTTCTTTATCCGAAACGATATGCTTATTGGGATACAGACAGTTACCGCTGTTGCCGACACAGTCTGCTGAATAAACAGTAAAATTAATCATATTCTCCGACCTCCTTCAAATCCTGGGTAAACCATCTGATCTTCATTCTTCTTTTCTTGGCAACACCAATCTCACGAGCCATGCCACGGCTAACCACTCCGCCGAATACCCAGAGTTCGGTGCATTTGCCAAGAAGTACATAATTGAAGTGCATAGCCATTTCTCGTTCTGCATCATTGCCGTCATCCATGAACTGTGGATAGAGAAGATGAGGTGTTACTGGGATAGCATTCTCCTTAACGGCATATCTGCTATACTTCTTTGCGTTCTTTACATTATTCTCGATATCACCTGCATACGGACTGCAAACATATACCAACGGAAGATAGGCAGCCTTTTTATCAGCTGCCTTTTCTTCACGTTGGATATTGGTAAGAGCCTCATATGTAGTCGGGTCGGAATAACCCTCATGATTAAACTTATCAATGCCCATATCTTTTAATCCTCCTGTTCAATGACTGGTAAGATGCCTTCGCTCTTCAGAAGGTCATAAAGGAAAAGTCTGCCCTTCTGTGTCCAATAGGTATGCATCACACTTCTATTCTCATCGATTGCATAGGTACGTGATTGTGTGTATCCGCATTCTGCATACTGCTGATATAAAAGCCATGTCTTTCTGAACTTGTACTGAACCCCAAGTTCATGAAGAAGTTCATTAAACTTGCGACCGCTCATACCATAGTCCTTTGCAATCTGTGTGATAGGAACTGTGTTCTTGTTCTGTAAAATAAGGTCGTAGTAGCTTGCCTTTGGCTGCATCTCTGCAATCTGCTGACGCTGAATAAGTGTCTGACATTCAAGCTGTTTTCTTCTCTCACGCTCTTCCTTAAGCTGTGTAAGTGCTGCAATCGCAAGATCAGGATTTTCCAAAATCTCATCGATGGCATACATTCCATGCTTACGGATAGCAGGAAGAACCTCTGCCGTTACCCAATGTTTGAATTTCTTCGCATTAGGCATCTTGCTTGAAAGGATAAGACTGTAAAGACCTGACTCATTGATAATGATGGTTTCCTTATCCTGGTTACCATCAAAGAGCATGACCTTATGTCTGTCCTCTTCATCTACATGGCGGTTGATATCTCGACTACCGTTTTGGTATCCGAGAATATCTGCCACATCCTTACCAACAAACATAATCTCACCGTTAACAGTTGCTGTTCTTACAGAGCCAAACTCTGTGCTATTAAAAATTTGTAATTCCATCCGAATTACCTCCTTATAATTTTTTGGAGGTGTCACCCTCCTACCGTGTAGCCTTGGGAGAAGGGTTAAAAGGACGTTTTTGAAAAAACTTTTTTTAATTTGTTGATTGCACGTCTATAACGATGACTGACATTGTTGGCATCATCACCGATTTCTGCTGCATACTCACCAACGGTGTAGCCGTCAATGGCAATGGCAATGACCATATCTGCTACCGCAGGTTTAAGAAGACTTCTCAAAGTTTCACAGCATTCTTCGTATTCAAGCTGGTTATGTATTCCGTCAATAGAACTGTTAAAGGCTGACTTATCAGCCGCTCTGAACATAATTGCCTCTTCTGTGTTGACCTCAACTGTCCCGTCCTTGCTCTTCATATAAGCGTTGCCAGTATGACGGTCATGCTTGTGCCAGCTGTTGTAGTCGGGTCTGTTAAATCTCTCTTCGATTGCATCTTGGATTCTCTTTTCGTAGTCTTCCTGACTTTCTTCTTCTGAAATGGAGATATTTAACCATTTCTCCAATTCCATGTTTTCGACCTCAAGGGTCTGGTACTCGTTCTCATAACGAATCTTGATTTTCATAAAGTTCCTGCCTTTCTGCCTGGTTCTCAGCAGTCGGGCAAAGGGAACAAACGAATAAAGGCCGGTGCTTATAGAAGTACCGACCCAGATAGCCTGAAAATGGGCATAAGGAAATAAGGGTACTTCTATCGCACCTTTCACAGGTTGTCCTGTGATCGATGCCGATATCTGTATCCCAATGCCCTTATAGCTAATCAGGCCTTGTGATATTTTTTTTAGTGCCTCTGGCACTTAGTTGAATCCACTGAATGAACTCAACTAAAAGTCAGAGAGAAAGCAATTCTTACCGAAAATATGAATTTTCTCTGTGAACGCATATTAACAATTTGTGAAAGTGTAGATTTTCGTCTGTTTTTCTGATATAATAATTTTTAGACCAATTTCCCAGTACTTACTCACAAGTAGCAAGCACTTGCTATTTGCTTTCTACACTACCCAGTATATATAAGTGGGTAGGTAGAACTCGGTAGCCGTGGGTAGGCTTGGGTATTAATAGACGATAATGGTGGTGGAACTATGGAATTTAAGGTTTTTGCAAAGAAACTAAAGAATGTAATTGGCGGAAAAAGCAATACCAAATTATTTACGAAGACCATTTTTGAAACCATGATGAATGAAAGTGGATCCGAATTATTAGCAGACACTAGCCTTGAAACTTTCAAATCATACTTCAACGGCAATACAAGTATTTCAAAGGTTGCTGCTCTTATATTG